CAAGCCAAATGACGGAGTTTGCAACCTTAGCCGGCGACCAACGGGCCGCACAGCCAAACTCAATCATGGCCCCTTGAATTCTTGCAAACGGAAAGGTGTTGTCGCCGGAATCAAACCAGACTTCGGTCGACTTATCGCCAAAGAGCCATAAATTTTCGTGGGCGGCCAAGTGGGCAACGAGATTATCTGGTGCCCCTTCGGCCGAGGCCTCATCGCCTGCAAAGGCGATTGGTTTGGTTGGGTCAGCACTCGGAAGATCCGAGAGGTAAAATTCCTGTGAGTTCGGCGCGACAAAAATGAAATAGCTATCGATGTAAGCGACCTGATAGCTACCTAAGAAGTTTGAGTCCGTGATCTTTGTGAAACTCGAGGTATTAAAATTGAAATTATAGCCGTTTGGCCCATCGACAATGACCAAGTTAAAGCCATCGTCTTCTATCCCGACATTTCCGCTCGACGTGCTCAGCGTTCCAAGCTCAGTTGCAACCCAAGCTGAAGAAATCGAATAAAGCTTATTTCCACCGACCGCATAAAGCGTATTGTTTTGCCGCCCGACATGGCAGCCGCGAAATGGGCTTTGCGGTAAAGTCAAAAGCGTCTCAATTCCAGGTGTCCAAGTGAGGCAAGCGGGCTCTCGCTCTTTACCGGTTCCAAGCTCATCAAGCTCTAAGTACAAATTCACGGTGCGCTGACAGTCGAAGGGGACTGATCTAAGCGTGTAACTTGGACCTATGAAGCCTGGAAATCTCATCAGGACCTCGGCCAGCCGGTGTAAATGCTGAACGGACGCATTTGATGCGTGAGCGCATCGTCCACTTTCATTAACTTTTCACGCACATTGGCTCGTTTAATGTCAGCCATGGAGACCTGGGCCGAGCTCGCAAGCTCAGGCGAAACTTGGCGCGAATAAGAGGGCGCAAGCTCGAGCGCCAGATTCTTTTGGATCGCGCGGTTATAACCGGGCGGGAGCGTGATGGTGTCATTTAACGACGAAAAGCTTGTAATCGTTTCCCAATTCCATAAGGAAATTTCTTTCCCACTTATAGGAATCGGCCAGAAGTTCACATTCATCAGAGGAAAAGCTTTGTCGTAATAAAGCGCCCAAGGGATTGTGCCCTGAAGGCCTTTCACCATGATTTCGGCCCATTGCTCCATGGTGAAAATCTGAAGTGTCAGCTCATAGGTCGGATTTTGTGCCGGATCGACCCAGTTGGCTTTTTCAATAAAGATCGGCCTTGGGGCATTAAAATCGCCACCAGTGCCCAGCGTGTAGGTCTGCTTACTTGTTGCGAGAGTAAAAATCCGGTTGACGCGGTCGTAAACAAAAAGCGAGTTTGTCGACCAGCTATCAAGGAGATTATTGAGAGTTAAGAGCGCGTCTTGGCCGTCCGCCGGCTGCAGAGATTCCCCAGAGGCCAAAACCCCTAAGTCACGAAGGCTTGCAGAAATAAGGTCGCGCACGGTCATGGTAGCTCCCTACTTCTTTTTGGATTTTTTCTTTTCCGGCGGTGGTCCCATTTGTGTGGCCGCTTGTCCGTCCTCCGGTATTTCGCCATTCGCATTCAGAGCAACGAAGTCTTTGGTGTCCAGGATCAGGGGCTTTTCTTCTTTGGGCTGCTCCACATGGTCTGCCGGCGAGCGCTTCCACTCTTCCTCGCTCAGCAAATCGAGTTCCTCTTGGCTTTCAACCTTCTTAGGCGCTTCGGTTTTGTGATAGCGGAAGGTGGGAAAGCATTGTTGCGGTTTCATGTTTGCTCCATTTCTTGAGGTCTGTTTTTGAGCCATTTTCCAATGTGGCCGACAAAAGCTTGCGCGAAGTGCCAGTGGGTGATTTCAAGTTCCGGATCGAGAAAAATTTTCCCGCCAGAGTCGCGCCAGAGTTTGCAGAAATAAGTGTCTTCACCAAAGAGCTCGCCGTCCCTAAACGGCATCTCAAAAAAACAAGTTGTCACTTGGCCTCGAAACTCAGTTTCTCGGCCCGGGTGCTTGAGTCTGATCTGTTCAAAGACACTTCTTGAAACGGCGGCAAGGGCTAAACCGATTTTGTCGATTTCCAAAAGCCCAGACTTATTCGCCCACAGCTCTTTATTTGGCAGCCACCAGATTGGATAAGATTCATCTTCTGATTTGTGTCTCGTACATCCGGCGACAAATTCCTCTGGCCGACGTGCGAGCTTTATCAGAGCCCCAGGTTCAAAGGTGATATCAGAATCGAGAAAAACCATTCGCTCGCAGCCGGAATCCAAAAACGATTGGACCAGCTGGTTACGCCCGAGGTGCGGCGCACTTGAATAAGGGGCAAAGCATGGAATCAATTCGTCGCCAAGCGATACGGCTATAGCCTGTTCCAAGATCAGACAGTTCACGGTTTGATGCTGAAGCTTCCCATCGTATACAGGAATGGCGACGAATATTTTCACGATTAGGCGCCTGCGATGAGCCCGGCCGCAACCATTGCCGCGCGCAGTTCGTTCACCAGCGTAACGATCGCGTTAGCTTGCGTCAGTGTGGTGAAGCCATAAGGCGTGGTGGTTGTGGCTGCGGTCGTTGCGACTGCGGCCTGTGCCGCACCCGAGCGCTGGGCGATCGGAGTCGCACCGTAAAAGCCGACCAAGTCGGTAGCCGACTGGCCGATAAGCATCCCGCCCGCCGATTTTGGCGTTTGGGTTTCGTTACTGGTTGTTGCGGTATTCATTCTTTAATCTCCTAAAAAAGGTTGAAGTTGTTTAAGCGGCCTGATTCCTCAAGCCGCTGGGAGCAAGCGATTAAGCGGGCTGACCGACCACGCGGCAGGCGAGTTCCGGGTAGATGCATTTCCATCCGCCCAAGAAATCGATCCGCGTGATGTTGCGGTAGTTCACGATGTCAAATTGCGACGTCATGGTGAGCGACAGACCTGCGTCCTCATCGACAGCACGCGAAGCTTTCGCGCCGTCAGCCGGGAGTTCCAAGTCCACGCAACCTAAAGCAAAGGCTTGCTTTAAGAACACCATGTTTTGGGGAGCCACGATGCTGCCGTAAGACTGTAACGTCTCGGCAAAAACGCTGATCGCGGCACCATCAGCTGGGAGCGAGTCGACGTTTTGATACTGACCGGAAGCATAAAGACCTCGGTCAATCGTGACCGTGCCATTTCCGGATCCATCGGAGCTGAAGTCCGCCGCCACGACGAACTGCGCGAGCTGGCCGGTCGAGACGCGGGTTTGCGGGTTCACCGCATAAACGCTGCCGATGCTGATCACGTCGCCCTTTTTCAACCGGTTCGAAGCGGCCGCGGTCCAACCTTTCGTCTTAATTGTCGCAGTGCCTGCGACATAAGCAGGCGAAGCGTAGTCGGTGAGCGGGGTTGAGCCAAGTGCCCCGATTGTGTGCTTGGGCACGTTCGCAGTTGCAGAAAACTTCGAGCCGGCCGCGATTCCCATCACACCTTCTTCATACTGCTCAGCGATTTTCTCAGCTGACTGAAAAAGGCCCTTTAAGCCTTCAACGAGCGAGGCTTGAACCAGCGGATCCACAATGGCGCTTGTCTGTCCTCTGGGGGCGCCTAAGAGTTCCATCTTCGCCTTCGCCTGAAGAAAACCCTTCAGAGTTGAGGGCAGTGCGGAAGCACTTGGAACACCGACGGCGCTATAAACCGCCTGGTACATATCGAAGAAAAACTGCGAGTCGATCTTGTTCGCCAGTGCAATCATCGCAGGGTCGATGTAGCGCTCACGGAAGCGGTCAATACTCAGCGTGCGGTCATCTTGAGTGAACGCCATGCCGACGTGGTAGTGCTTATCGACGGTCAGAGCCACGGACTGATCCGCGGTGTCTTGGATCTCGAGCGTCGATCCACTCGTTACCGTGTAGCGTGAGGGTTTACGGATATTAAAGACGTTACCGATCTTCGCTCCGCTCACCGCATATTCTTTCGAATACTCGCGGCTTGCGTTCCTGGTGAAAACCAGGTTGTTCTTAAGCGACATCAAACACTCTTTCGAGATGACGTCGTTGGTTAAAAGGCTGTTACTCATTTTGAAAACTCCTGGCCGGTATTTTTCCGGCAAAGGTTAAAGTTCTAATCGCTTGTCACCATGACGAATTGCGACTCTTGATCTGATCTCTTCTTAACTGCTCGTATTCCCTTTGGCTGAGGCTTGAGTCGTAAATCGACTTCTTCGCCGTGCCTGTGGCTTTGACGGGCGTAAGAGGTTTTGGAGCATCAGATTTGGTTTTGGGTTCTGGCTTTGATTCAACTTTTGAGAACCTTGCCTCGAATTTTCCAAGCTCACGGAGCATTTTCTTTGGATCTTCGATCAAGGCGATGCGCTCAAACTCCTCAGGATTTTTGGAAAGCTCGTACATCAATTTGGCGCTATCGTCGGAATCAATGATCGCGTCTTGCATTTGTCCAGACATTTGGATGTCATCGACCGAGCTGACGACTTTATCGAAGTCCTCGTGGTCGGCTTTAAATTTTTCCTGATTGTCTTTGAACTTAGTGACGCGTTCTTCGACTTCTGATTTCAGCGCCTGCTCTCGCTCAGCTTGTTTGGCCGAGGCGAGCTCTTGCTTCACTTCAAAGCGAGCAAGGGCTTTGGCGTAATCTTCGTGCTTTTCAAAATCTTCGGGCTTTGGCTCACCTTCAGCTTTTTTTGGCGCTTGAGTGGTTTCAGTCGGCTTAGACGAAGAGAGCTTTTCGGCCATTTGGCGCCAATGCTCCTTTTCTTGCTCGACGGCTGAAACTTTCGCGTTCAGCTTTGCGATGCGCTTTTGAAAGCTGTTCTTTTTCTTAGGCTTTTCAGGTTCGCCAGATTCAGTTTTCTCTTCATTCGAAGTTTCCGAGGCTTCGAGAGTTTCGCTCTTGGGCTTATCGCCTTCGGGCGCGGGCGTTTCGTCTGTCTTCTTTTCTGAAACGGCTTCCACTTTGGTCTCTGACTTTTCAGCCGGAGCTTTTTCAGCGGGCTTGGCTTCAGTTTTGAAATTGGACGTGACTACGATTGACATGGTTTAGCCTCCCATGGGTTGACCCGGTGGTTCGCCGCCGGTAGCGGGTTGACCTGGCTGTTCCCCGCCAGTCGGGTTTGATCCATCATCAATTCGGCTCTGAAGCACCTGATCCACCGTCCGGTGAAGCGTCTGCAGTTCCTCTTGGAACCCGACGATGGCCTCTTGAGAGTCGAGTTTAAGGGCTGCAATCCTGAGCTGGGTTTCAGCTTGAATTGCGGCAATGCGCTCTTTGGACTCGAGCTGCATTTTTTCGGTTCTTATGATTTCCGATTGCTGGTTCACCTCTTCGGTCAGCTTTTGAATCATTTGATTCATCTGCTGCATGTGTTGCTGGGCTTCGGGCGGGATCGCTTTGTTCTTGTTCTGATTATCGTCCACACCTGGTGGCAGGAGTTTTTTGAGCCGCTCGGCGATTTCGTCTTTACCCGGCCAGTCCATGTTTTTTACAAGTAAATCGCCTGCGACTTGTGCCGCCGGCGGGAAGTTTTTGAATAAATCCATAAGCGACTGCACGGCCTCTTGGCGTCTGGAGGCATAAGAGGGGCCGGCATCAACGCCGACGTCATAGCGCCCAATGTCCATGGCATAAGTGACCTTCTCGCCCTTGTGGCTAAATTCCTGATTGATCATGACGACTTCGTCTTGGCCATCAGGGTGAAGGATGCGAACGGCACGGGCTGTGTCGTAGTAATAAGAGAGCCAGAGGTTTACGACCCGGCCGCAGTGGCGAATGGAGCGGGTCAAGTTATCGACAAAGTGAAAGTTCGTGGTTTGGGCCTGTGTGACTCTCTTTTCGACGGCGACACCGGATTGCTCATTTGAGCGGTTTCCGAAGCTAGCGTCATACATGCCGGTTGTGGCCTTTAGATCTTCGGCCGAGGCCGCCCTGGCCTGAGTGATGGCCCCGACGGCTGGTTCCTGGACGTTTCGTTGCGGGATTGGGGCTTGGAGGCCGGCGATTGTCGTTGGCTTATAAAGTAAATAAGGGTGATTGCGTCGGTTGGCCGTCTCCCACTGCTTTTCATAACCCTCGACCTGGCCTTCGGCCAAAATCCAGGGGGCCTTGGGAGCAAGTGCAATCGCTTCGGTCTCAGCCGAGGCCCAGTAGTTGTACATGCGCTGAGGGTCTTTGGCGTGGCGAACGATTCCTTCCCACACCCGTTTACCGTCAATCACACTCTCAGTGCCGTAAACCGGGAAAATCGGAATATAAGGACCGGGAAGCGTCGTGCGCTCTAAGATTTCTGCACCGTTGATCTTGCACCAGCGCACGCATGGAACTCTCGATTTTCTCTCGTCAACAATATGCCCATCATTTTTGAGCTGTTCGAACTGCCCATCTTTTAAATCTTCTTTGATGACGGCGCGGCCCGTCTCTTTGAGCTTTAGAAGTATGACGTCCCTATAGTCGGTGTAAAAATATTCGGCGACCCGGCAAGCGCGCTCGGAAATCCAACCCGGCATACGGTTCGCAAACGACTGCCAATCGGTTTCACCGGTGAGCTCAGCGTTGGGGTAGGCGGCCTTAAATCCGTCTTTTGTGAAATCGGTCGTGATAAAGCCAAATTTCATGTCCGAGCCGTCTGGCTCTCTTGAGTCCGGATCCACGTAAACCGAGTGCGAGTTGTCAATCGAGCCAAATCGAATATCCTGATCAAACGACTCGGGGTCTGAGTAGTCGGGATAAATTCGCCAATAGCCTCGGCCAATCGAAACCGTTGAGTAAAAGGCCCGGTCATAGGCCGTATCGGCATTTGAAATGTACTCAATGTTTCTGATCATGCCCTGGCGGATTTGTGAGGTTTTTTCAGATGCCCCGTCGCCAAAAGGAAAGACTTTGATTGTGGGCCGGTTTTGTCTTTGCTCGTTCGTGATTTGCTGAACGAATTGCGGCAGTCGGTTAATTGTAAGACAAGGCCGTTGCTCTTGGGCCCTGGACGTTTTAACGTCGATTGGCCACTGATCGCCGGCTAAAAACTTTTTGTCGTCAAGCTCGAGTCCGCGCTGGTCGGCCTCGGCGTCTTCGCAAAGCTTAAACCTCGCTCTGGCTTCTTCCAGAATTTCTTCGTCGGGTGGACCCTTTTCATCTTCAAAATTTTCCGCCCCGCTGGATGAGGATGAATCATCAGCGGAGCGTGTTGGGCGGACGGGAGGGGATTTACGTTGTGTGGCCGACACATAACAACACTCGGGGCACTTTAGGTTATAGGCGAAGTTATAACCTTTAACCCCCGACAATCGACTCGATATGGGTCAAGCAATGCCCGTGGGGAGCCCTTCGTCTTCGTCATAGGCTGGATGGAGCGGGTTACAAACGCAAGGCGCACCGGCCGAGCTCAGGCAACAAGGCGGATCGCCCTGGTTCCATCTCCGATTGGGATGGCGTTCGCACACCCAGCCTTCCCCAAGGCAGTACTCACAATTTGGATCGGCGCGGTCTAACTGGCTGATTCGACCTTTTGGCTCGGTAAGATTTGAACCTCGACGTCGTCTTTTTGATAGTTCCATGAAATTTTGAGATAGAGCGGCACGCCTAACACCATGGACCTGAACGCGTGTTCGAATAAGTCTTCGTTTTTCTTTCGCCATTTTTGAAAAACCTCGTTTTGTTGCTTACGAAGCTCGAAGTTTATTTTCTTGGTGTCGAACTTCACTCCATCCATCCTTGCGGGGTTCCGCCAAAGCTAGGTGTCTTTGTTTTGTTTTTTGACCTTGCCGCAACCGGGTAAGCAAACGTTAGCGCCAAAGCGTCAGCTCGGTTGGGCGAGCCAACCCCACGCGATTTCATGTCCTCTTTTGACTCAAGTTGGATTTTTCCATCAAATCTGGCGACCGTTTCGGGGGTTGTGAGCTCGGATTGAAGTTGAGGGTCTTTGGGAATGGATCCGCCCTCTTTGAGCCAGTCCTTTGTGGCCTTCCACATTTCCGAGCGCTTGTTTAAACAGCCCTCGTCGTTGGACTTTTCGCCAAACCAAACGATTTGCCACTTTCGATGCATGACCTTACCGGCCGAGACAATGCCCGTTCCAAAGCCTCCATCGACAAAGACCGCATCGGCTTCTTCTTCATCCTCAATGACTGCAATGAGCGTTGCCATTTGAATGTCGTTGTCGTTTTTTGGGATGGTGCGAAGAATTCTGAAGTGAAGGCCTTGTCTCAGGCCAATCACAAACTCGTCGTCCCCTTCCCAGGCCGGATCGACTGACAAGATCTTTGGCGCGAAATCATATTGCTCGGGCTTAAGCTCAAGGCCAAAGGCTTTATCCACGTCTTCCGTGGAAATAAATTGTTTCATCGACATGTTGGGAGGAATACCGCGGACGCGAATTTTGAAAAAATCCGAATTCTCGCCGTAATCCTCCTGCCATTTTTGAATTTGCGCCTTGTTTGTGCCCTCAACCGTTCTTGAGTCGATTTGTTTTCCGCGCCAACGATGTTTAAACCTTCTAAAGCATTCACGGAAACGGCCGGAAGCTCTGGTGAAATTTCCAAAGGCGAACCAAAGAATTTCCGTGTTCTCGTCGGTCAGTGCACCCTCGGTTACTTCCCAAACGACGTCGTCAATGGCGGAGGATTCATCAAAGCCCACAATGATTCGCTTATCGACGTTATGAAGGCCTGCAAAGGCCTCGGTGTTGTTGGCCGACCAGGTGACCGCGTCCGCCTTCCAGGTCTTCTCGTGTTTCTTATCAATGGTTGAAATCGACATGGCTTGCGTGTTCCACCAATGAGCGTTGATGCTCATTCGAAACCATTTCGTCACTTCAGGCATGGTTTTGGTGAGAAGCTGAGTCTTCGTGTTTGCCGTTAAAACAACCTTACAGTCCTCACAAGTCGAAAGCCCCCAATTGAGCAGCATTCCAAAGAACGCCGATTTGCCAATCCCGTGACCTGAGCCTACGGCAAAAAGAAACGGATTAAACCTGGTCTCTGGGTTTTCAAGATGAATTCCAACGTCCGTAAACACTTCGGCCTGCCACGCTCTCGGACCTGGGAATTTCTCAAGGGGACCGGTCTCACCCCAGGGGAAGGCATAGTTCACAAACCCGAGCGGATCATGCGTGAAGCCCGCGATATCCTCAATCAACTGCTGTTCTTGATCAGCCCTCACGCTCGTCCATGTCGGTTAGAATCACGCCGTCTTGGGTGCCCGGGAATCTCACGAACCTGGCGACCTTTTTACCCACGCGCTCGATCGCAGTTCGGCCTTTCACCAGGCTTTCAGCCACGCTTGAAAGCTCGAGTATTTCAAAATCGGTCTGAAAAACCCTTTGGCCCTGTTGCCTTCGGCGTTTACAGGTCATGAGAAAAGTCGAGCCGCATTTGCACGCAAGCTTCTTGACCTCGTGAAAGTAAGGTGAGGGCTTTTTGATTTGGCCTCTTACAAATTCGCCGCACGGGCATCTGGTTGAAAAATCAAGGAGCGACATTATTCCGCCTGGCTGATTTTCTTAGCCCGCCGTTTGCCGATCGCGGCCAGATCGGACATCTTGGCCCGGCCGTATTTCTTAATGCCGACTGAGGCCGCAATGCGCTTGGCTGAATCTTGGGAATAGCCCTTAGATTCCGCCTTTTCTTCGATCGCATTAAATCGAGCTCCCGATCCAAGCTTTGGTTTTGCCACTGCTACTCCTTTTTCACTCGCGCCCGGGCTTTGGCCATGCGGTCGGCGAGCGTGATTTGAATGTTAATCTTATCTTCTTCGCCAGGCTGACGGTCCCTCCAGCCAAGCACATTTTTGGCCGTGAAAATGCCAAAGGCCGTATCAAGCTCTCCTTTAAGTCCGCGGTTAACTAGAAATCTCTCTTGAAAGTCCTTGGCGCGCCGATAGACATCGTCAAATTCAGGATGCACCTTTGACCATTCGTGAAGCGTGTCGCGGTGAACCCCGATTCGAATCGCAAAGCCAGCGAGGGTCGGAAACTCCTTCACTTTTTTTGCTGGATCCACATTGAAATACTTAAGAAGCATTTCACAAAACTTCTTATGATACTTTGTCGGCTGGCCGGCCATGCCTTCAAGTGTATGAAGAATCGTCCCTTGCGCTCGGTTATAACTTCTAGGTCCAAGAATTTTGGCCCTGATCTGTCTCATTTTTCGACGCTTTTTCGCTCAATCTCGGCGCAGATCATTTCTTTGAGGACTTTTCCGAACTTCGCTTTCGATTTTCGCTGAATTTGATCGAATTTCGCCTTATGGATCTTTGGAATCCAGAGCGTGAGCGTCGTGTGCGTTTCTTTAAAAGGCGCTTCTTCTTCATCTGAAATTTTGCGTAAATCGAACCCATCCGCCAAGCCTCACCCCCGCTTTAGCAAATCTGTTTCAACGCCTCGCTCATTTTGAATTGCGCCAGCACACCCGGTATTTCGAAATTTCTTAAGAGATCCAAAGCGACCGTCACGGCTTCCTCGTCCGTCATGTTTTTAATATTGATGTCTCGCCCCTCGTCGGTCGTAAAAATCTCCGGAAGCGAAGCAAGTGGGGCACCCCAAGGAAACTCCTCAATGTATTTTCTCGCACGGGATGGATCGGTGAGCGCCAGCGACAGGTCCACCTCTTCACGCCTTGGCATCAGGCCGGCCCCTTTATGAGGGCTCCGTATTTGTTTCTAAGCGCCCGGCGCTTTTGGAATTTGATGATGGCTTCAATGACGGACGGCTTAGTTCTGTAGCCTAAGGCCAGCGTTTCAATTGTCACACCCATTTTATGAAGCATGAAGGCGTCTTCGAGCGCTCGAAACGGCAC